GAATTTGTGCCATTTTCTCCTTTATCGCCAACAGCACCTTGTACACCTTGTGCTCCGACATCACCTTTTGTGCCTTTTGTGCCAGCATCGCCTTGTGCACCAGTTGATCCAACTGCGCCTTGCACTCCAACTTCACCTTTATCGCCTTTTGTGCCAATATCACCTTGCACGCCTTGCGCACCTGTTGCACCCTTGTCGCCAGCAACACCTTGTGCTCCTTGTGCACCTGATCCACCAACAGCAGGTTCACCTTTGTCACCTTTCGCGCCTTTGTCGCCTTGTTCATATAACTCGGTAAAATTGTCGTTAATCTTATCAAATGCAACGCGAAGTTTATCGCCTGTGCCGTCATTTGCTGCTGTGCCGATATTAATATTTTGTCTTGCCATTTTATTGCTCTTCGTCTGAAGTTAGTAATTGGGTGTCTGCTGTAATGACAAAAGAATCAACAGTATATGTGTCTGTATTTGCAGTCACAGGATTGATATAAGGATATTCTTGCAACACATCAGTAAATCCAAAATCACTATTTGATGCTGCGCCTATTGGATCAGGTGTTACAGATTGATAAACAACTTGCAATGGAACATTTACATCTTGATTAATTGTGCAGGTTACTCCTGACTCATCACCTTTTAACACAACGTTTTCGACAAAAGTTCCTGTCTGAACTTGAATTGTGACTGTGTTTCCATTTTGACTGCTGACTCGACCAATTGCTGTTGCTGTTGGAATATTGTCGCCTTGATATACAACTTCACCAAGTTTAAATACACAATTGTTTTCTAAAACAAATTGACGTAGTGCCGTATTCTCAAGTTCAAAAGATGTATTTGCAATAGTTTTTCTAATGAGGCTTCCTTCAGAAGCGCCAGTATAAAAGTAAGTTTTCATACTAAAATTTAAAGTCCAAATCAAATATCTTACTGTTCCTTTTTCTCCTTCGTATTCTTGCGAGTATGATACATCATTTAAAATAATAGGAACGTCTCTTTTTGTTTCAATATTATCAATAAAATTAATTGATACTGTATAGTCTGGTTCAAAGTATGGAAGAATTTGTTCAATAATTTGCGTACCATCTTCTACATTACGCGCATAAACATTCAATTCAAATCCGATAGTATATGGAACGCCGCTACGCAAATAATCTAATTTTGAATTTGATTTTACATAAAACGTTTCGTTAAATGAAGATAATTTTCTTGCTGAATCGTATGCGATAGAAGTTATTTCAAACGACATTCTTGGTAAAGTTGTTTGAACGTTCTTTTGAAGATCAGGATCGCCAAGAAGTTTTGTTATAAATGTTTCTTTTGGTGCATATGATAACGGAACTTTAAAACGCTCAAGTTCTGTAAATGTGTTATAACTGTAACGCTTTAATGTAATGTCATTAAAAACTGATCCGAAAGCAATCACATTTTTTCGTATAATTCTATGATAGAATGATGAACCAGATAACATTAAGGTTCACCAAATGGGTTTGATTCTGTGAAGTCTAAGATACCACCATCGGCTTCAAATTCAATTAAATCGTTATTGTCAAGACCATCATTCACATTGTCTGCAAGATTTACACTGCTCAATATAAATGATGCATTTGATCCAACACCTTTAATTGCGGATCCTGTAGCAAAACTTCCCTTTGTATTTTTCAATTTAAGTTTTAATGTTGGTTTATCCCATTCAACAACATAACCTGTTGCTGTTGCAGCGTTTAGTGTATTACCTTGATAAACTTGTTCATTTAAATTATAGGTTAAAGTTCCACCAGAAGTCATGGTATATTCATAAACAAAACTATTTGAATTTTCAACGCCAACAACTTCTGGATCGCCAACTTCAAGACTTTCGTTGCTGTAACGGAATAGTTCGCATGTGACCAAAAATCCATAATAACTTGATTTACCAAAGGTGTAGAAAAAGTTATCACGTTCAACGTAAGTAATTTCAAACAAATTTCTAAAATTTGTAAGCCACAATAAATCGCCCTCTCTTGGGCGAAGTAAATTTTGCGGAATGCCTCGCTTAAATGCGCGATGAGGAATTATGAATTGAACTTGTTTACGAATTTCAAGACCAAATTTACTAAACAAGTCGCCGCCTTGAAAACCGTCAACATTTTGTACATATACAGCAATTGGATATGATGAATCATATTTCTTAGTTGGATCATCACCGAATAATAAATCAAAAGTTGAATCGGTTTCTCTTGGAATATACTTTGCGTCGATTCCATATGTGTTGACGACTTCACCGATTAAATCTTCGTATAATCGTTGTTCTGGAGTAGAATTATAATTATTAAAGTATACTGATGTTGGCATTAACCAATCTCAAATTGTGGCGGTTCTTCGTAGGTATCGCGAAGTTTTTCTTCGAGACGTTCTATTTCTTGCTCAGCCTCATTCCATATTTGTTGACCGTTCAAAGTGATTCCACCAGGAAGTTGAACACCAGAAAACTTTTTCAGATTCTCACCCCATTGCTTCTTAAACAATGCGGTGACATATTTCTTGAGCCATCCGTCATTCCAAACTTCAATGGCGACGTTTGGATCAAGAGTTTTATAACATTCAATTACCAAGTAACTGCCTGCAACAACTCTATTATCCCATTTCATATCGATGTAGAGTTTATCGTCATGTCGATTGAAGCGAATTGGTTGTTCGCCTAAAAATAAAAGATCTAATGTGCGAATATGTTGTTTTGCTAATGCATAGTAAACGTAATCAGCAGAAGTGAAATCGTATAGTTCATTTAGACGTAATTGATACGTCAAATCGAACATATTGAAATTGCCTGCAGCGTTTGAATTGACACTATCTGATCCAATTGGAAACATACGAGTGACGCCAATCACGGTGCTTGGCATAGAAATATAAGTGTTAGAAATATCTCCTTGAGTCACTTGATGCTTTAAGTAAGTTTTTTCAACCGCATCGTAGTGAAACTGCTGATACATTGTAAGAGCTTCGTCGATACGATCGTCTAATTGATCCTCGTCGACGTTAATTTCTATGACTGGAAATCCTAATTTGCGTAGTGCATAGTCTTTTAATTCTGTGCGAGAGGTAGGTTTAGCCATTAAATTTCATCTCTTGGGTGGCGTTGTGTCCATAGAACTAGACTATATTTAGTTCCACTTGTAATTGGTAGGCTCTCATGACCGTGAGTTACCTGACCTGGCCAAAGGAGAATATCGCCGACTTCCATACCGATATTGCTGATTTTTTGCCTTCTAAAGTATAATTCTGCTCCCGTATATTCGTTATTCAACTTAACGGTTCCGCTCACCATAGAAGCGTCATTATGGCAAGAAAGTGACTTTTGTGTATCTGCGCTGTATCGAATCACAAAAAGGTCACGAACGCCATACATTTGAGTCGGAGCCCAATATGATTCGATGACGGGAAAAACGTACTCCTTTAGATTTTTTTCAATCTGATTCCACAAACTCATATCGATGGCTTTAACTCGAAGTTCTTGCGCTGGAAATTTATCGTATTCTAGAGGTTTAAATCCGCCATTTTTATGAGCAGTTTCCTCTGCCATTCCAATCAGATCAGCACACATTTGTGGCGTCATAAACTTCATACGAAGAATTTCAGGACCGATAACCTCAAACTCTTTTGTATTTGCGAATTTCGGCGTTAGTATGTTAACGGCTTTTTGTTGCGGATAAAGAATTTCGCAAATTGTATCAAATTTTTTCTTGGCTGCAGGACCACCGTTACCGTGTAAAATTAAACCTGTGCATTTTGTTTCTGTGTTAACAATCTGACTGTGTTTGTTCACAGTTATTTTATCTTCAACCATGGAAACACACTGAAATACATAACCCTCATGATCTAATTTTACATTATAGCGTTTGCTTAAAAACTTTTTATGAAAGTATAATTGATCGTCATCAATGTCTTTTAGTGGCTCTTCCATCATCTTTTTCAATTCAGAAACGACGCCGATAAAACAACCACTATTCAAATAGCGATAACCAGTTGCTGGTTCTGGAAATTCTTTTTCTAGATTTCTATCTGGCCAACAAACTTTTTCGGCGGCAAAAAGAACCTTGCAATGAAACTGCAAATAACGATCAAGAATGCTTGCTTCTGAATCGTTAATGATTACATCATAGCCGTCAACAAACAATACAACGTCATTGTCTCTATAATTTTCTAATTCTTGGCGTAACAAATTGACCTTCATTCCACCACCAGGACCTTTTTTCACATCACCGCCAGTCCAGTTGTTATGAGCACCAAGTGCTTTAACTTTAAGATTATTCTTTTCAGCAGATCTTAATAGTTGTGATGCTTTTTCTAAATCCGTAGCAACAGTTAGTATTTTTAAATCAAAATCTTTAAAGTATTTTGTACCTGTTCCAATTTCTGTGTCTGATGTGTTGAATGCACCAGCAATTGGTTTACAAACGTTAGGTTCAAACGCCAAAGGTTCAATTTTCGGTAAGTATGCAAATTCTTCTTGCAATTCTTTAGATGGGTGAATTCCTAACATAACAGGAAGATATTCATCTGCAGGTAAAATATTATTGTATGCAAAATTATTACACAATTTTTTAGCTGCTACTGGCGTTAATGCATATGCGCAAGTCCAATATGAATATGTTGGTATAGAAAGTGTATCGCTAATTTTGCGTGGTTGTTTGCCAATATCTTTTCTGGACAAATATACAAATTCGTTTTTACTTAATACATCTAAAACTTCGTCTAAATTGAAGTTTGGTAAAAATTCAATATCGTCTTCAAACACAAGAACGGGTTCATTGAGTTCGATACATTTTTTCCAAACGCCAAAATGACTCAACATACAGCCAATTTCGCCGTGAGTAAATTTGCGATTATGATATGGATCGCGCCACGATCGATAGGTATCATAACTCATCTTAATTAAATCTGTGTGAGTAATTTCTAATCCATCTACAGCATCAAAACGTTGCAAATGTATTTTTGTTTTGTTTGTAAAATGATTATTAAAACGGCGAACAAACGAATCAAGTTTTGCTCTATTTTTTGCAAGATTGATCACAAAAGCATTAATCATAAAATAATCCTCAAGTTGGTGGCGTTGGCCAAATCACTTCATCTGGTGTTGCATATGTTTGTGGAACGTCTCTGAGCGTCTGTCTATATGTAGTCCATGCAGTTTTAGTGCCTAATGTAAAATCGGGTAACTGCGTGTAATCAGATTCCTTTAAAAGGAAATTTCTTGTATCGCGAATTACGTCCCAAGTAATTGGCGTTGGTGTTTTTTCTTGCAAAGAAATCGCGCCATCAGAAACAACAATCATTTTATTATTTGAATTAATCTCAAACAATAAAGAAAGATGTTCTTCTTTTGTAATTTCAATTGTATCTTCAGGTAAAGACGAATATGTTAATCTATCGTCGTAAAAACCTCGATTACTTGGACTATAATAAATCGCCATGTTAGTAACCTAATGCAGTAAAGTATAATGTATCTGTTTGTGTTGCGCCTGAGGATGAACGTTGATTTAAGAAATCAAAGAAAGAAGTTCCAATAGTGCGTACTTGAGCCCAAACGTCATAATTGTTTGTGAGCCCCCTCACAGTTAATTGCACGCTAAGACATGCATTTGGGAAAGTTACTGGTAAACCTACACTTATGACATTCGGCTCAGTCCAATCTGCAGCCCCTCTAGCAACTGTTCCGTATTGCAATATTGTTGAGATGCCTGTTACAGAATCTGGTGGGAATACAATATATCCTATTGTTCCAGATATTGCTTGAGTATTTAAGTTTGATGCTGCTCCACCAGAACCAGCTTCACCCTTGTCGCCAGGAACTCCTTGAGAACCTTTATCGCCAGTTGCGCCCTTCGGACCTGGATCGCCTTGAATACCCTTTGATCCTATTGTACCCTGTGTACCTGTTACACCTTGTGTACCAAATAAACCTTGATTGCCTTGGAAACCTTGGAAGCCTTGTGTGCCCTGACGACCTTGATTGCCTTGAAATCCTTGTGTTCCTTGAATACCACGATCGCCCTGTGCACCTTGAATGCCCTGACGACCTTGGAAACCCAATTCACCCTGAACGCCTTGTGTTCCTTGAATACCACGAGCACCTTGTGCGCCTTGTAATCCAAGTGGACCAAATGCACCTTGAATGCCTGCTATGCCTTGTTCACCTTGGAAACCGCGAAGACCTTGTGCACCTTGTGCGCCCTGAACGCCAGTTAAACCTTGTGCGCCTTGAATTCCACGATCGCCTTGTGCGCCTTGAACGCCTTGACGACCTTGTTGTCCTTGTGCACCTTGTGCGCCAGCTTGTGCTGGTAAACCTTGCTCGCCTTGTAATCCTCTTGCACCTTGCGTACCTTGTACACCCTGTATACCTTGTGCGCCTTGATTACCAACAACACCTTTATCGCCTTGCGCACCTTGACGTCCTACAGATCCTTGTGTACCTTGCGAGCCTGTTGCACCCTGTGTTCCTTGGAATCCTTGGTTTCCTTGAATACCTTGAATGCCTTGTATACCTTGAGCACCTTGCGCACCCTGCGTACCCTGCACCCCTTGCGTTCCAATAATACCCTGGAATCCTTGGAAACCTTGTGGACCACCTGGCTCACCCTTCTGTCCTTTGTCACCTGTTCTGAAGAAGCGAATTGAGAACAATAAACCATAGGTCGATGAAGGCATGACGCCTGAAATATATTCCACACCAAGTTTGAAATATTCTTCAATTGGTCCTGGCTCAGACGAATAGGTTACGCTTGTAACTCGCCACAATGAGAATTGTTCTTGATTGTTGTTATCTTCAATTTCAAGAAAGCCCTTGTAATCACTAGTGCTATCGTCAAACAAATAGAAGAAATCATCATGGCGAATTTGGAATTCATCACCTGGATCAATAAAGATTTGCGTAACATCAGGAATGCTAGCATCGTTAAATCTGAAAAATCCTGTGCCTGGATCGCTATCGTTAATAGATCCGTTTTCGCCGCCTGCAGGTTGAAAGCGATATTTGATGCCGCCTGTTGTGCCACTTCCTGCTTCACCAGTGATACCTTGTGCACCCTGAATGCCTTGATGACCTTGAACACCCTGGAATCCTTGTGCGCCTTGGAAACCTTGAAAACCTTGAAATCCTTGTTCGCCTTGATATCCTTGTTGACCTTGAACGCCTTGAATACCTTGGGCACCAGTCGCACCAGTTGCACCAATCTCACCTTTCTGACCTTTCTCGCCTGTTTCACCAACTGGTCCTTGAACAGTTGAAGGTGTGCCAGGAACGCCAGGTGTTCCAGGTGCACCAGTTCCAGGTGGTCCAGTTTCTCCTGGAGGTCCTTGTGGTCCTACTGGTCCAGGTGGTCCAGGTAATCCAACACCTGGAATGCCAGGTGATCCTGATGGTCCTTGTGGTCCTACTGGTCCAGTTGGTCCTGGAGGACCAGCTGGTCCCGCTGGTCCTGGTGGTCCTGTTTCACCACGTGGTCCAGGAATAAATGAATCTGCTCCTGTTGGTCCTTGTGGTCCTGTATCGCCTGTTGAACCTTTTGCACCAATTGGACCAATATCGCCTTTATCGCCTTTATCGCCTTTGATGCCCTTTTCGCCTGCTCCTGGTGGTCCTGGTGGTCCTTCGTTGCCTGGTCCTCCAGGTGGTCCTGGCACTCCAGGTGTTCCAGACGGACCATCTGGTCCTGCTGGTCCTTCGGGTCCTTCTGGTCCTTCTGGACCAGTTTCTCCTGGTGGTCCTTGAGGTCCTGGTGGTCCTGGTGGTCCACCTGCTGGTCCTGCTGGTCCTGCTGGTCCCGCTGGTCCTGCTGGTCCCGCTGGTCCCGCTGGTCCTGCTGGTCCTGGTGGTCCTGGTGGTCCACCTGATGGTCCTGGTGGTCCTTCTGGTCCTGCTGGTCCTGCGGGACCAGGAGATCCAGGAGTTCCTACTCCAATAGCACCTTGTGCGCCAGCAGCACCTTGTGCGCCCTGCGCACCTTGAGCGCCTTGTGCGCCTTGACGACCTTGAAATCCTTGATGACCTTGTATACCTTGAATGCCTTGCGCACCTTGAGCGCCTTGCGCTCCCTGAATACCTTGTGCACCTTGTGGACCACGAACACCAATGTCGCCTTTAATTCCTTTTTGACCTTTTGCGCCACCAGGTGCACCTTGGAAACCTTGTGCTCCTTGGAAACCTTCTGGTCCACCTGGAGTACCAGGTTCGCCTTTTGCACCAACAATATTACTTGCTACAAGATCAATGTATACGTTTGTTCTAAAGTTATTCGCATCTTCATCGCCAGTGATAACTAAATTTGCAGTATTACCACTCTTAAAGTTAATTACAGGTTGTTCACCAATTAAAATCTCTTCAACTTCGACGCCTGTAATGCCACCGCTGACGTTTGCTGCACCGTATTTGTCAAAATCAATTTTTAGTTCTTCATTTTCAGTAAAAGAAGTTGTTCCACCTGCGCGATAAGCAACATTGAATATGTTGTAACCGTCGCCATCAATATCAGTGATGCCAGTGTATGTGTAGATTACAAACTTATCTGGATCGCTTGCGCTTCCAATTTTAATGTAACCATCTGTACCATCATCAAGAGTCGTATAAAATCCATCTAGATTATTTGTAAATACATCAAAGTAATCAAGATAAACTTCTGTGACTAAAGTCAGATCTGTATCGTCAAACTTAACGAAACCTGTTCCTGGAACTGTATTACTTGTATTCGAAGAATATTTGTAATTGAATATTGATCCAGTACCACCACCGCCAGTGGTCGAGAAACGTAAATTGATTTGATTCCCATTTGACGAAGTCGATATCGTAACGTTATTTCCATTTTGGAAATTTAAAACTTTTGCATTACCGACTAACGTATTTGCAACTTTAATCAGAACATTATCAGCATTTGCGAGTGCAGAAAGAACGTCTGTTGTACCAACAATTAATGTATTCGAATTAATTCGAACACCATTATCGTCAATAGTGATTGTTGTGTTGCCAGCATTAAAAGAAACGTTATCGCCGTATATGATGTTATTGCCATCGCGAATAACACCACCAAGCATTTCATAACCACCAACTTTGGTGCCGTCATGAATTCGAATTGTATTCTTATCTGTATCGTAAACAATTTCAGTTAGATAACCAGTATATTGGTCTAACTGAGCGGTGTTACCAGATTTGAATGCGGATATGACTGCCATGGTTCAATTACAAACTAAAGTTTTTTGGCTTTGGTTGCGAAGATTCAATCTTCAACAAACGCGCAAGTTGCTCGCGCGTTTTTGCAGCATATGTTAACTGATCAGCAACCTCATTTACCTTTTGAGCATTCCATTGATTGAATGGTACAAAAGGGTCTTCGTCAGTAAATGTTTTATCTACGTCAAGCTCGTAATTTTTCTGATGTGTGACTGTGTATGTCCCATCAGTTGCAGACATTTTAATATAGATTGAATATATGAAATCTGTGTAGCCTCTGTAATCTTTTACGTTGGCTACAACAGAATCATAAGCGTATGTTATTTCTGACATCTTATATTTATTGACGCTTTTACCACTCTAAGGTTTGTTGTTGAAGTTTATGATTAGACTCTATTGGAGAACCAAGCATTGGTCGTTTATCATAAGCCCATTCAGCATGGGGACCATTTTTATCAACATAGTGTAAAAACAATTGCATATATTTGTTACCATTAAATTTTTCGCGCCAGTGATGAACTTCGGTTCCCAAGTAAATGCACAAGTCGCCATCATTCAATAAAACGCTATTCACCTTTCCATCTAATCCTTGAAAATAAATTTCCCAAGGTTGACCATTCGTTTCAATTGCTACCGTAGCAGAATATTCGCAACTAGGGCGATCTTTATGAATTTCAAGAACTGCA